GTCCATCCAGCTGGATTTTATTTTGCAGGAGAAGTTGTATCTGACGCAGAGGCTCTTATGAATATAAGTGCTCCGTTGTCTATTGCTGATAGTTCAGATCCAGTCGTTATTGGAGAAGCTTCTTTAAACTTTGCTGGATCGTTTACACAAATGACTACATTATATGATTCAAACGGATTCGACGTTAGACAATCTAATATACAAGAGTTAATTGGAGATTATAGTGATATACCAGTTGGAAACCTAGATTTAACATATCATACAGTAAAACAAATAATGGATCCAAATTCATTTACATTTGATGATAGTTCAAGTAGAGGTACTTCTGTAACTGCAACACCAGATTTCTCATTAAATGTCGAAACAATGGATAACGATATATTTACTAGAGAGATAACTGATTCATCTTTCTAGTATAAATAACACTAATAATTAGGAAATAAAATGACAAGACAGGATATTAATATAGGAGCTTCAGCTAACGACGGCACAGGCGATACGCTTAGATCTGCTGGTTCTAAAATAAATTCTAATTTTAGAGAACTTTATGTTCAATTTGGCGGAGAAAGTTCATCATTAAGTACGTTAATTACAATAAAAGATTCTGATGGAACTGGAGCAATTATATTTGAAGGCACTAGTACAGACGATTTTGAAACTAAGTTAATGGCTGCTAATCCAACAACTGTTGATAAAACTATACAGTTACCTGATGCTACTGGAACAATTGTTTTAAAAGATACAGTTGATAATTTAACTAATAAAACGTTGACTTCACCAGTCCTTGTTACTCCACAAATTAATGATACTACGGGTGATCACCAATACATTTTTTCTCCAGGAGAATTATCTGCAGATAGAACTATAAACATTCCAATATTGTCTTCAAACGACACAATGGTTTTTGCTAATAATACTCAAACTTTAAATAACAAAACAATAACATCACCAAAAATTGGTGGAGGAATTACTGATCAATCAGGCGCAGAAATAATAAAATTTACATCTGTAGCAAGTGCTGTTAATGAAATAAAAGTATCAAATAACACAACTGGCAATAATCCTATAATATCAGTTGATGGTAATGATACTAATGTTAACTTAAAACTTGAAGGTAAAGGCTCAGGGTGCGTCGAAGTTGCTAAATTAGCTTATACTGCTGCAACTATATCAACAGATGGTGCTGCACCTAGCAGTGCATCATTAATTATAATTGAATCAAATACTGCAATTGCAATATCTGTAGCAGATGGAACTACAACAGGAGAATATAAAATTTTTATAAACGAACAAGCAGGTACTGCTACAATTACTCCAGCTACTTTTAATCACGACGCAGTAAATACTGACGATATTACTTTAAATCAATATGATTCAGTTACATTAATTTGGTCTGGATCAGCTTGGTATATAACTGGTAATAACAGTGTAGTAACAGTATCATAAAGGAATAAAAAATATGGCTGCAATTATTACAAATACATTTAAGCAACAAATAGCTCAATCAATCTTTGATGAAGTGTATTTTCCAACTGCTTCTAATACACATAAGTATTATATTGGAATAGGAAAGTCGGAACAATGGGATAGCAGCGAAACTGTTCCAAATCCATTAAATTCACCTAGAGAAATTAGAAATCTAAGAGCAGGTTTGCAATCTATAAAAGCTACATCTGATTTATCTTATGTTATTCCAAGATATAATTGGACTTCAGGTTCTATATATCAAGGATATGACGACAATTTTACTGCAATACCTTCTAATAGCTATTATGTACTTACTGAAGACAACCAAGTTTATATATGTTTACAACAAGGAAGAAGTGCAACTGGAACTATTAACACTTCAACAATAAAACCAACAAAGCCAGTAACTGATGAATTAGCATCAAAACCTTTTAAAACAGATGATGGATACGTTTGGAAATTTTTATATACCATTGGCGCAAATAGAGCTAGTACGTATTTATCTGCAAACTTTTTACCTATAGAAAAAATATTAGACTCTGATGTATTAGGAAGACCTTTAACTATACTTGAAAATGAGCAACTTTTAATTCAAAATGCAGCTGTTCCAGGACAAATTCTAGGAGTTGCAGTAACAAATGGTGGAACAGGATATACAAGTGCACCTACTGTAACAATTGAAGGCGATGGTGTAAGAGCTGCAGCAACTGCATATGTTAGTGGAGGAACAGTAGTTAAAATAGAATTAGATTCAAGTGCAGATAGTACAATGACAATGGGCCAAGGTTATAATTTTGCAGGAGTTTCTTTTAATGGTGGAGGCGGCACTGGTGCAGCAGCAAGAGCAATTTTAGGAACAGACAGCGGAATAGGTGCAGATGTCAGAATTGATCTTAAATCTACATCATTAATGTTCAACACAAAACCCGATGGAATTCAAGATAGCGACTTTCTTGTTAATCAAGATTTTAGACAAGTTGCTTTAATAAGAGATCCTAAAGTTGCTGGTGGTGATTCTGATTTTATTGGACCAAGCGGAAAAGTTTTAAGATATTTAACTCTTCAAGCAGATGCAAGTGTTTCATTTAAAGATGTTGTTATTTCTGGATTAACATCTGGAGCACAAGCACACATTGACGATGTTGACGGAACCAAACTTTATTTTCATCAATCAGAACTTACTGGATTTAAATCATTTGTTGAAGGTGAAGTTGTTACAGGTGGAGGAGTTTCCGGAACACTAGTTGCTTCTGGCGTAGATGCAGATACAAATGCTTTTGACGTAGATGATATAGAAAAGCTTTCTGGAGACATCATATATATAGAAAATAGAGCACCAGTATTTAGGTCAGCAAACCAAACAGAAGATATAAAAGTTGTGATAACACTTTAAGGAATATAAAATATGTCTACACCACTTACAACCAATGCATTTATAACAACTTATAAAGATGATTTTGCTGATAGCAGCGGATATCATAAAATACTTTTTAATGCAGGAAAAGCATTACAAGCTCGTGAACTAACACAACTTCAAACTATATTACAAAATCAAATACAAAGATTTGGAGATAATATATTTAAAGAAGGTGCAGTTGTTAAACCAGGTGGCGCAAACGTTAATCCAAAATATGAGTTTATAAAACTAGATACAAGTATAAACACATTACCAGGTGATCCTAATACTTTAGTTGGAACTACTTTTGTTGGAGCAACTTCGTCAATTCAAGCAAAAGTGTTAGAAGTATTAGTAGCAGCTAACGGTGATCCGGATACTTTATATGTGCAATACACCAATACTTCCGCTGCAACAAATTTTACTAATGTTATAAGAATGAGCGCAGGAGAAAATATATCAAACGGTTCTCAAACTTTAACAGTTCAAAGTACAAATACAATTAGCAATCCTGCAACAGGCGTAGGTACTCTAGCAACTTTAGCAGAAGGTATATACTATGCAAGAGGTCATTTTGTTTTTACAAATGGTCAATCTAAAGTTATATCTAGATACACAGATAATCCAAGTGCAAATTTAGGATTTGTAGTTGCTGAAGATGTTGTAACAGCAAGTGATGATGCTAGCTTATACGACAATCAAGGAGCTGCACCAAATTTAACAGCACCTGGAGCAGATCGTTATAGAATTACACTTAATATTGCTATTGAAAGTGAAGTTGATTCAGATCAAAATTTTATTCACGTTGCTACTGTCAAAAATGGTGAAATTTTTAATGCTATATCTGTTAATGATGCTTATAATATTCCTACAGATGTTATAGCTAAAAGAATATATGAGAATTCAGGTGATTACATTGTAAAACCTTTTAATATTAATTTTTCATTAGATTCAGAATCTACTCATCTATTATTAAACGTAAGTCCTGGAACAGCTGTAGTTGATGGATACAGAGCATCAAGAACGTTCCCAACAACATTAAGAATTAGCAAGCCAACACAGACCGTAGTTATAGAAAACACAGCAACTCCAGTTGATTACGAAAACTCGGTTATAGTGAATTCGAATGATTCATCAACAAATAATGTACCAAATTTAAGCCAATATCCAATAATGGATTTACAAACTGTAACTAATTACGGCGGAGGATCTAATGCTAAAATTGGAACTGCTCGAGTCAAAGCTATTAATCATTACGATAATAAATTAAAATATCATTTATTTGATATTCAATTAGAAGCAGGCCAGGCTTTTAGAAATGTTAAAAGTATAGGTATAGATTCAAATACATGGTTTAATCCGGAATTAGAAAACGGCAAAACTGTTATAAATGATCCATTTAATAGTACTTCTTTATACCCTGTGCCTAGACCTCGTCCTAAATCAATAACAGATATATCATTTACAGTTCAACGCAGATTTACTGCAACCACAGATGGAACAGGGCAAGCGTCAATAAATTTATCAGCTGGTGGAGAAACATTTACAAACGTAAATGATTGGATCATAAGTAGTAACGACGGTATATATCATCCTAGTAGTTTATATAGCAATCCTTCAATTTCTGGAAATGGTACAACGTCTTCAACAATAACAGGATTACAAGCTAATAAAGCTATTACCATTTTAGCATATGTTAATAAAAGCACTCCTACGATTAAAACTAAGACACTTACTACAAGAACACAAGTCTTAGCTGGTGGTACCACTTTAAACTTAGATAAAGCTGATATATTCGATATTAGTGAAATAATAAAAGCTGGGGATTCAACTACAATTCGAACTAATGATTTTGTTTTAGATAACGGTCAAAGAGACAATTATTATGGACTTGGTAAATTAAATTTAAAATCAGGTTTTTCAACTCCAGACAGCTGTCAAGTAAAATATAGATATTTTGAACATGGTGTGGCTGGAGATTTTTTTGCAGTTAACTCTTATACTGGACAAGTTACTTATGATAAAATACCAAGATATAGACAATCTAATGGAAGATTTGTTGAATTAAGAAACTTTTTAGATTTTAGATCTGTTGTTCATTCTGATGGAACCTTTAACGGATCTAACGCAAGAGTTATTGAACAACCACAACCGGGCAGCATTGTTACAAGCGATAATGAATATTATTTAGCTCAGATGGGAAAACTATTAATCAATAGAGAAGGCGTTATTACTTTTGTTGCAGGAACATCGGCATTTAGCCCTAGACCGCCAGTAAAACCAGATCAAACTCTTCCACTATATGACGTTGTTTTAAGGGCTAATACTGATAATGATTCTGATCTTGTTGTTCGTAAATTAGAACATCAAAGATTCACTATGAAAGATATTTCTAGGCTTGAAAAAAGAATTAGTAATGTTGAAGAAGTTGCTTCTTTAAGTTTATTAGAAGTTGATACAAAATATTTACAAACATTAGATTCTTCAGGAGTTGATAGAACTAAATCTGGATTTGTAGTTGATAACTTTTCAGATCATAGATTATCTTTTCCTTTTGTTAATGCAGGCTATCGCGCTTCTATAGATCCAGTCAATCAAACAATGAGACCAGCTTTTTTTGAAGATAACATAAGAATGATTTATGATTCTGCAGAATCAACAAATACTATTCAAAAAGGTGATAATGTTTACATTGCGTATGATGAAACTCCGTATATTAGTCAAAGCGAAGCAACTAAATTTATATTTTTGAATCCATTTGCGGTTATAGTATATGAAGGATTAGTAACTCTTTCACCAGCATCAGATGAATGGAGAGATGTTAACAGATTAGCTGATAAAATTGTACAAGGTGGAACTAGATTATCTGGAATTAATGCTTTTAATTGGGACAACTGGTCTTGGAGTTGGGGTGGAATTCCTACAGAAAATTTACAAGTAGGTTCTAGTACTAATGCTCAAGGCGGAATGGTTAATAGAGTTGTAAGCGAAGAAACAATATTAGATTTAGTTGAAGACAGAGTTTTACAAACAGCATTTCTTCCTTTTATGAGAGCTAGGAAAGTTGGATTTAAAGTTCAAGGATTAAGGCCAAATACACGTGTTTTTCTATTAATAGACGGTACAAATATATCCGATTATGCACGATCTGAAACTTTTACTAGATATGGAACTAATCCAGTTGATGAAGGAAATACACTCTTTGGTTTAACATCTCATCCTGATGGAACTAATACTTTAACTACAGATGGAAATGGAGAAATTTCAGGATCTTTTATAGTTCCAAATAATGATGGCTTAAGATTTAGAGTAGGTGATAGACAAATAAAATTTTTAGATATTAGTGTAGATAAAGAAGAAAATGCTGGATGTATAGCAAGAGGTGCGTACTCTGCAAAAGGATTCTTGGACACTAAACAAGCAACATAT